AAGCACAAATTCAACCAAAAAATAAAAACTTGACAAATCAAGAACGCCTATATATCGGGCTTCATTTTACGAAAAATCATGATGAAAGACTTGTTTTATTCAAATATTAGGAGGTTAAATTATTGAAAACTAATATTCAACAAGTAAAATACAATGATAAATCAGATGTACCGGATAAATGTGTTTGGTATTCTTGGGATGAAGTTTGTGATAATTGTGGTAATGTAATTCATAAGTTTAAAGATTTTATTACTACAGGAGTACCAAACGATGCTGAAGATGATTATTGTTTACCTTGTTTAAGGGTATTACTTGATAAGGAGTTAATATGATTTACTATACAGGAATAGGTTCAAGAGAAACCCCTAATGAAATACTAAACATATTTGAAAATATAGGGCAATACTTAGGTAAAAATAATTTTATCTTGCGTTCTGGTCATGCAGAAGGTGCAGATCAAGCATTTGAAAGAGGGTGTGATAAAGCAAACGGTAAAAAAGAAATATATTTACCTTGGAAGAATTTTGCGGGTTCTAATTCAAATCTAATAGTAAAAAATGGCGAAGCATTTAAGATAGCAGAACAGTTTCATACTCATTGGAATAATTTAAAAGATGGAGCAAAGAAACTTCAAGCAAGAAACAGTCATCAAATATTAGGTAAGGATTTAAATACTCCTTCTAGGTTTGTAGTGTGTTGGACTAAAAATGGCAAAGATGTTGGTGGAACGACACAGGCGATAAGAATTGCTAGACATTATGAGATTCCTATATTTAATGCTGGTGGATATAAAGACATAGATGAATTTAGAGAAGAGTTATTTGAATTTCTAAATACGTTATAAATTATCTGTTTTGTTCCAATAATTAAGGAGATAAAAATGAAAAATATATATTTAGAAGGAAACAATGGTGGAGATTATATAAAAATAGCTCAAACAAAGGAACAAGAAAAAATATCATGTTGTAATATTGAGATAGGTCATTGTTGCGTATTGTTATTAAATGCTCAAGTACCAATTGAATTTATAACTTCTTTGTTTGCTAATTTTGTTTTAATGAATAAAGAAGGATTTTCAAGAAGTATGCAAGATAAATTAAGTGATTTCGCAGAAGAAGTAATGGATTTTGATAAAAATTATATAAAAGAAAGATTATCAAATGTTATAGAGCATTAATTAAAAAGAAGGTGAACAACATTAAAACATTTTTTATTCAAACAATTAATAATAGAGTTACACACGATTTTTCATTCACATTAATCGAAACAATCAACTATCATAATTGGTATGAAAATAAACAAGTGTATGATTACATATTATTAGAGGATATTGAATTATCTCTTGATGATAATGGTAAACCATACGATGATTTAGAAGGAATTGTGCCAATAGGTTCAGTTGAATTTGTGTTAAAGTATTTAAATGATTATTACAATATAAGCAATATAAAACCATTAAACATTCCAAAACAATTAATGAAACCTGAATATTTAAAGAGATGGGTTAAAATACACCAAAATAATTCTAATACAATAAATGCTGGTGACACACCTATTTTTGTAAAAGATAATACTAAGATTAAAGGATGGACTAATATTGTTGAATATAATAGGGTTTTTCCACCTGGAGAATATTTAATATCCGAGTACATAGAAATAGATTCTGAATGGAGAGCATTTATATTTAATAATAGATTAATTGGTTTACAAAATTATTCAGGTGATTTTACAATATTTCCTGATGTTGAATTAATTAAGAAGATGATTTTTGATTTTAATTATCCTAGTGCATATACATTAGATGTTGGAATAAATGATAAAGGTACTTTTGTTATTGAATGTCATGATTTTTTCTCTTGTGGGTTATATGGATTTTCAGATTATAAGGTGTTGCCATTAATGTTTATTAATACTTGGAATAAATTGATTGGAGGGTAAAAACATTTGAATGAACTTAAAAACATATTAAAAACCAGTAATACATATTTACAAGCACATATGGGATTTTATATTCTTTGGCAATTTGTATCAATCATATTATTAATGATTGCTTTAGTGGGTATTTATATGCTATTTGGACAGTTAAAAGGTATTGCAATGATTTTTGGAATCTGATAAAAAGATAATATAAATATCTAACAAAAAATGTAGTGAGGAGATAGTAATATAGATATAGAAACCGCATTAATTGTAATAATGACCTTATCCATATATTCAATAATATCAACCATTATATTTGTTTTAACTAAAGAAAATGATACTGTAATAACTATATTTGGTCTTGGAATATTTGGTTGTTTGTTAATAGGATTATGTTGGATTATAAGAAAAATAAAACATTGGAACGAGTACCACAATAAAAGATCAATCATTGAAATAATTGAAACAGGCGAATTAAGATGGTGCAATTTAAAAGATACTAATGATATTTATCTTTGGCATAATGGATATAAATTAATTAAAAGATATGCAGACAAAAAAGAATGGAACAAATTAAAACCATTTGATAAAGGATTTATATCCCAATGTAAAATAAACTGCGATAATTGCATTCATGATGGAAAAGAATGTGATCCAAATGGGAAAACATTATGTGAAGACATGAATAAATTTGAAAGATTTAAAAAGAAATAACGTGTCAAAATGTACGTTTGATTTCAATATAAAGGAGGTTGTATATGGAAGAAGAAAAGATTACTGAGCAACCAACTCCACCTAACCCCTATAAAATGAATGATTATAAAATAGTCCAGATGGTTAAAAAGAACTTCAGAATAAAAAAGAAGAAAAAATATACAGTAGAAGATATGCGAAGAGAATATTTTGATATTGTTGTTAAGAAGAAGTTGGAGAGCCAGGAATGGATAGATTATTATCGAGAATTGTTAGGGATTTAATAAATCAATGATTTGGTTATAAATTGAAAGGAGGAAGATTAATATCCAAGAAATTATTCAAAAACTAAAAGAAATAGATAATATTTCGGCAGATAAATGTAAAAACGAATGTGGAAATTGTCCTTTGAATAAAGATGTATTAGGAACCGAAATTCAAACTTATGATATTTGTGATTTATTAGAAGAAATTTATAAAGTAATTAAATAGAATGTATTTTTTTGTAATAATATTTTATTGATAAATTATTAAAACTATAATATAATTATACTAGAACATTTAAAGGAGGTAATTGCATATAATGATATTAAACAAAGTGACGTACTCTTGAAGAAAGGAGGATTTATATTATGGCAGAAATAATCAAATGTTTAGTATGCAAACAATATATTAACTTAGAAATTGATATACATAGGGATGATGAAGGAAATATTTATTGCAGTAAGTGTGGCACTATTATTAATAAAGATTAATTAAAAACAAAAAATAAATATGGAGGAAAAACAGTTGAATGAAATTATTGAAATATTAGAAGAAAGATTTTCACCAAGCGAAATAATCGAAATACTTAATGATATAAGTGATGAAAAAATAGAAGATTATGCGATAAAAAATGATATATGCGTGAGGTGTGGATCAGGGTTGGTGGTACATAGGTGGAAAGAGGACAGAGGTGAATTTCAAGGGTTTCCTTGTTTTGAGGATATGAGTGAATTATGTTGTGAAAATTGTGGAGAAACATATTGATAATAAAAAATAAAGGAGGCAGTAATTATAAATATAATTTTATACAGTACATATTGTCCAAAATGTAAAATACTCAAACAAAAACTAGATGAAAAAGGCATTGAATATAATGTTTGTGATGATGTAGATATTATGTTATCAAAACGCATTATGTCAGCACCAGTATTAGAAGTAAACGGAGAAACTATGAATTATCTAAACGCAGTTAATTGGTTGAAGGAGATATAATATGGATATAGGATTAAAATTAAATAAAAATTTCGTTGCTTGTTTAAATAAACAAAGAATTAAATACGGTGAAAAATTTGAAAGAATTAACGGATTTCACAATGATAACTTGAATTTCACTGACTTTATTGATAATTTTGTAGACAGTAAAAAGGTTGCAGATGTAAGTATTGATGCTAATGCTAATAGTAGTACAAAAGATATTAATACTTTAGATGCTGATATGAAAAAACCTCATAAAAAATTATTATCTTTTAACAAAATATTTTATGAGATTACTAAAAAATATGGATTATTAACAGCAGAAGAATGGTTAGAAAACGAATGGAATGGATCATATTATTTACATAATGCATCAACAAGTTCATTTATACCTTATTGTTATGCTTATGATTTAGATCAATTAGTTGAAAAAGGACTATATTTTATTGATAAATTTAAATCAGACCCCGCTAAACATTTAACTACATTTAATGACCATGTTCTTGAATTCGTAAGTTGGACTTCAAATAGAAGTTCTGGAGCAGTTGGATTACCTAGTTATATAGTTTATTCATATTATTATTGGTATAACGATGTAAAAAATAATTTTTACTTAAAAAACTCTGAATATTATAGAAAACAATGCTTTCAGAAATTTATTCATGACCTTAATCAACCATATTTACGGATTACTGAATGTGCATTTACTAACATTTCAATAATGGATAGAAATTATCTGGCAGAACTTTTTGGGGGTAGACAATTCCCTGATGGTGAATATGTAATAGATCATATTGAAGGTATAATTGAGCATCAAAAAGTATTTATGGAAACAGTATCAGATATAAGAAGTCAATTATTTATGACATTCCCAGTATTAACTTATTCATTACTTTTCCAAAATGATAAATTTGTTGATGAAGAATTTGCTAGATGGTGTAATAAACATAATATGAACTGGTATGATAGTAATTTTTATGTTGGGAATGACGTTTCTACTCTATCAAATTGTTGTCGTTTGTTAAGTGATACTTCTAAACTAAATAGTTTTATTAATAGCATTGGAGGAACTTCTTTGTCTGTTGGTAGTGTTCAAGTAAATACCACAGATTTACGAAGAATTGCTTTAGAATCAAACGGTGATAAAGATAGATATATTGAAATACTTTCTAAAAAAACTCATTTGAGTATTAAAGTTTTAGATGTTATTAGAAATATTATAAAGAGAAATGTTGAAAAAGGATTATTGCCTAATTATACATATGAATTAATTAAAATGGAAAATCAATATAATACATTGGGAATTACTGCGATGTATGAAGCAATTAGGGATATGGGTTTAATTAACGAAGATGAATTTGGAAATAAATCCTATTCAGATGAAGGTTTAGCTTTCGCTACTAAAATATTAAATACAATTAATAAAATAAAAGATAATTATAATTTTGATTATAGTATTAATATAGAAGCTGTACCCGCAGAAAGAGCTAATTCAATATTATGTGTTAAAGATAATTTACTTTATCCAGAATTAGTTAAAGACTTTTTATATAGTAATCAATGGATACCTTTGATGGAAGATTGCACAATCCAAGAAAAGATAAGACTTGGTTCTATTCTTGATAAAGAATGTGGTGGAGGTCAAATATTCCACTGTAATTTACAGGGTAGATTTGCTAATGAAGAACAAGCATGGGATATGTTAAATCACATTGCCAAATCTGGAGTAATATATTTTGCTTACAATATAAAAATATCTGTATGTGAAGATGGGCATGGATTTTATGGAGATATTTGTCCATCTTGTGGTAAACCAGTAGTTGATGTATTTTCAAGAATAGTTGGGTATTTAGTCCCTACTCAAACATATAGCAAAGAACGTAAACAAGAATTTGATAATCGGAGATGGTTGATATTAGACTAAAAAACATTATAGATGAAAATTTTCAAGATTATAAAAAACCATCTATGATGTTAGCAACTTGTCAATGCAATTGGAAATGTTTAATTGAACAAAAATTAGATGTTTCTATTTGCCAAAATTCAGACCTTGCAAAGCAAAAAAATATTGATATACCTATTAATAATATTGTTGATAGGTATATCAAAAACTCAATTACAAAAGCAATAGTTATAGGCGGATTAGAACCATTTTTGCAATTCAATGAAGTATTAGAATTCATTCAATATTTTAGAAAAAAATGTAAAGATGATATTGTTATTTATACGGGGTACTACCCTCATGAAATAAAAGATGAAATATTACAACTAAAACATTATAAAAATATTATTATAAAGTTTGGCAGATATAAAGATAATGATGTTAAAAGATTTGATAATGTTTTGGGTATATGGTTAATATCAAGAAATCAGTTTGCTATCAAGATTAGTTAAAGGAGAAAAATAAATAGTGCCACCATATTATTTATGTAAAGTTACAAAGTGTACCAAATCAATAGAATGTTATCGTTTTAGAGCATCGCCAGAAATTGGGCAATTATATCATGATTTTAGT